CCTGATGTGTCTCCTGCAGGAGGTGCTCCTTGATCGGGGCACCTGGTGTGGCGTAAGCACCGCTCGTGATTTTAAAGAAATCACGAGTCGTGTCGAACACGAGGGGTTATCGTTTCTAACGATTACCCTGTCAACCTTTGGAAAAGACCTCGAAAAAGGCCTTGACCAAGGGTTCGTCGACCATCAACTCTTCACTGGGTTCGCAAGACCCCGGCGAGGAGGAGAGCTCCCTCTATTTCTAGAGGGTTTTCTCGGTCTCGTGTTTGACCGTGCTTCTGGTCGTCTGCTGGACGAGCCGAGTATCGACGCGATCCAAGCAATACGTCAGATTACTCTGATGTTTGCGAAGATCAACCTGGAGTGCTCTCCCGAGCGCACCAGGGCTGCGATTACTCAGTATGTCCAGTGTGAGCAGGACGTCCGAGAGGCGGATTCGCAACGCTCGCAAGCTGATCTCGATCAGTTTGCTCGTGTTGGCCGTCTCCTTTGGGCTGAGGTCCTTACTACCGTAGACCGTGAGGTTTACGAAGGATCTCTTGTCCCAAAGCATGGCCCTGGAGTTACTGCTGATGGTCTTCTGGGAAACCAGAAATACGACCAACAGGAGTGGACTTCAAGGCTGGAAACCTGGTTTCCCTTTCTTGACGGGTTTGTTGCACCGTCTTTTAGGGCATACCAGGATTTCCACCATGTGGACATCCTCGAACCTGGAGCGGAAAGGCCCGTAAGGGTCATCACCGTTCCAAAGACGCTCAAGACGCCTCGAGTCATAGCTGTCGAGCCTACCGCGATGCAATATACGCAGCAGGCCGTAGCTGAGTCTCTTGTATCTCACCTGGAGGGGAAGGACAACCCCTATAGGTGGATTATCGGATTCCGGGACCAAGACCCTAACAGGTCTATGGCACGGAAAGGGTCCCTTACAGGGAACCTCGCGACGCTGGATCTCAGCGAAGCTTCCGATCGCGTCTCGAATCAGCTCGTACGTGTCCTTCTCGATCCTTGGCCTCATGTAGCAGGGGCCATTGATGCGAGTCGTTCACGGAAGGCTGATGTGCCTGGCCACGGAGTCATCCGTTTGGCCAAGTTCGCGTCCATGGGTTCAGCGCTCTGCTTTCCTGTTGAGGCGATGGTCTTCGCGACCATCGTTCTCTGCGGGATCGAAGATGCGCTCAGACGCCAGATGACCAGGAAGACCATCCATGGTCTTGCTGGTAAGGTGCGTGTCTACGGGGACGATATCATTGTCCCCGCAGAATGCGCCGAAGCCGTCGTTGGGAAACTCGAAGATTTTGGTCTTCGAGTTAATACCAACAAGTCTTTCTGGACTGGAAAGTTCAGAGAGTCTTGCGGTAAGGAGTACTACGCGGGCGAGGACGTATCCATCGTTCGCGTTCGTGAAGTACTCCCATCCCGGCGGCAGGACGCATCCGAGCTTATATCTACAGTCTCGCTTCGTAACCAGCTTTATAAGGCTGGTTACTGGCGAGTTGTAGATGCTCTCGACCACTTCCTGGAAGGGATTCTCTCCGTCAAGGGGAAGTCCCTTTATCCCGTAGTGGCCGAGTCCAGCTCGGTGTTGGGCAGACATAGCTTCTTGGGGTACGAAACCCAAGGCTATTGTCCCCGACTACATAGCCCGCTTGTCACGGGCTTTGTGGTCCAGGCCATGCTACCACCGAGTTCTCTCGATGGACATGGTGCCCTGCTCAAGTTCTTCCTGAAAAGAGGGGATGACCCTTTCCAGGACAGGGAGCACTTGATGCGTTCCGGACGTCCTATGGCCGTCAGCACCAAGCCTAGGAGGGCACGTCCCTTTT